ATTCATTTATCATGGTATGGAATGGTCAGGTTCTTTTAACTTGTTTGGTGGAGCTAAAGACGTATCAGAGTTTAAAACTTTTTTAGACTCTAATAATAAATTTACATCATTAGATATACCTATGCCTGATTTCGGAGCTATAGGTAAAAGTAGATTAAATAATTGCTCTGAAGAATGGGCTAATTTTGATTGGGATGCTTTGACAGCAAAATGCAAGAGTATAGACATGGTTAGAATGCAAGATTTACATCTTAATGATTTAGTTGTAGGAGACAGTCATGCTAATTCTGTGTATCAAAGTGGTTACGCAATAGATAGACATGACGGCAAAACATTACATGGAGCATTAAAAGTTGGATTAATTGCCATGGTAGAGCCTTATGCTGCTAACAATAAACTTAAAAATATTACATTTAATTTTGGTAATATAGACATTAGACACCATTCACTAAGACAACCTGATGGCTCGGAGGAAGCGCTTATGTCTTATTATGAAGAAGAATTAAAGTCGGTAGAAGATAGATATGGTTCTAACATAGAAGTAGTAGCCCCAATATGGATTGAAAACGAATCTCGTAAGATACCAAAAAGTGGTTGGTATGATGGTACTCCTTTTTACGGAGATTGGGAGGACAGAGATAGAATGAGAGAATTCTTTTCACAAAGAATAGAAGCAATGTGTATTAAAAATAATTGGAAATTTTATCAACACAGCGAGAATTTTAAGAACGCTTTAGGAGAATTAGACTTTGAGTATATGGAAAAGCCTCAATCTGTTCACTTATCGCCAGTGAGTTATCGAGAGAACATATTTCAACAACACATGCAGTATAAATAGGAGAATATATGAGTAAAATTAAAGTAGCAATTATTGGTGTAGGTTCATGTGCTAAGTCTTTAGTAGGAGGCATTCAGTATTATGTAGAAAATCCAAATGATAAAGTAGGTTTAATGTATCACGATATAGGAGGCTACGAAGCTAAAGATATACAGTTTGTATGTGGATTTGATGTAGATAAACGAAAAGTCAATAAGCCGCTCATAGAAGCTTTATCAGCTCAACCTAATTGCTCTATGGACCATGTAGCTTTTATTGACAATACCGTAGTGGACAAAAATGCTACAGTATATTCTGGCCCTATAAAAGATGGAGTAGCTGAGCACATGTTAGATTATCCAGCTGAGGTATCATTTAGAGTTGGAGCTATACCTGCTGAATCATACAGCAGAGTAGTTGAGCTATTGAAGTATCACAAAGTAGATGTGGTGGTTAATTATTTACCAGTAGGTAGTCATCAAGCCACTAAGTTTTATATGGATGCTACTGTCGAGGCTGGTTGTCATTTCGTTAATTGTATCCCAACATTTATTGCCACAAAAGATGCTATGAAAGTAGAGCAAAAATTTATAGATGCTGGTCTTACAATTGTAGGCTCTGATATGAGGTCAGGATTTGGAGCATCTAGATTATCTGAGATACTACAAGCAGGTATGTTAGATTCTGGTTTATCAGTTACTCAACACATACAAATGAATATGGCAGCTGGTTCTACTCAAGGTGAAGAACATATTAGAACAGGTAGAACTGCTAACACTGATTTCTTGAATATGGCTAAAGAAGAAAGGCTACACTCAAAGCATATATCTAAAGAAAACGTTTTAAAAGGTCAAAACTCTATAAGAGATTTAGGTACTGAAGGTATGACTTTATATGCTGGTCCTTCTTTGACAGTTCTTCAAAAACCTGGAGGTGAGTATATTGGCTCAGATAATAAAATAGCAAACATAGACATTGTTGCATATGGCTTTGCAGGCGCTAGATATGAAATGTCTGCTAGATTATCTGTTCAAGACTCTCCAAACTCAGGAGCTGTAGTTGTATCAGCTATAAGATTCTGTAAGGTTGCGTCTGAGCTTGGCATTGTAGGTTTCCTTAGGGGTGCAAGTCATATTACTCAAAAGACTCCTCCATTACAGATGAAAATGGAAGATGCTAAGTTTGAATGCGATGCTTTATCTCGGAGGATAGTAACGCCAATGACTAAGCCTCAATTAGTAGAAAATAATCCAGAAGCTAAAGATTTACCATATACATTTCAAAAGGAGAGTAACGATTATGTTTAATAGTTTCGATATAGATGGTGTCATATACATGGGCGACGGAAAGTATGGAGTTAAGCCTCACTATGACGATATCATAATAACTGGTAGGTCTCATGAAGAGTCTGAAGAAACTAAACTTATGTTAAGAGATGTAGGTATACACAATAAGGTATTTTATAATCCTGTCAATTTCAATGCAAAAACAAGGTTTACCTCTGGTATTCATAAAGCTAGTATACTTAATAAGTTTAAAGGTGACATTAATATACACTTTGAAGACGACCCAATACAGATAAAAGTTATAAAAGATAAATGTCCATGGCTAAATGTGGTTTGGTTAGACCATGACTTAACTCAAAAGGAGAATATTAGACATGTTTTTGAAATATCTAAACCAGAAAAAGCTTGAAGATTTTGTTAGGTTCTTAGGTAAAGTTAATGAGAATGCAGAATATAGATTTAAATTACGTGATACCTACATTAATGATGATGTCAATGACCCTGCTTTAAATCAAAAAGTAGAGTACTTTGGTTTTAATATATTGCAAGACGAAAGGATGAGATATATAATAGAGAATATAGTATCTAGAGATGATTTGTCTATGAGTAATAAGATATGCAATACGGTTATCTCTCATTTCTATGGAGCTAGAGATATTCATAGAACTATAACTGGAGAAAAAGAAGCTAAAGATGCTATAATTGACTTTGACAGAATAGCAAGTGGCGATGAGGTCTACCTAATAGACCTAAAGCTATCAGTTCAAGATTCTAGATTGCGGCGTAAAAAGTTCTATGGAACTACGGAGCTTCACACTTCTATACAAACCGCTGCTAGAAACTTTTGTAGAGAAAAGTATAATGATAGTGATAGGAGTGCTGAAACGACTGATATTTTAGAGTGGGTAGCAGGGTGGGTCACAGATGGGACCACCAGTGAAATAGCTGAATGTACGTCACTATATAATATGTACAAAATACTGACGGCCAAGAAGGGTATAGGAGCTTATTACGGTTATCATTGTGCTACATCTAATTCAGTAAATCCACTCTTAAACTTTAACCATGACGAAAACTTCTGCGAGCCAGGACCAGGAGCTAGAGATTCAATCAAGTATTTGTTTGATGGCTTTGATAAAAAAATACCATATGGTGATGTAGTTATCTGGATGCGTGACCAGCAATCTTTCTTATTTGGCAATATGAACATTCACAAACATTTCTGGAATTACACGGCGAGCCATGGCAGTGTTTTTTCGGACGAGCAAAACAATATGAAGGTTTACGGAACTGAAGTAGGACTTTGCCAGTATGGTGTCTACTGTTGGCTTAGAGACAATAAGCACCTTATCAATAGAAGAAAGGTTGCATAATCAATAGCTTATGTGAGTATATATAAGTATATGTAACGGTTAATAACTAAGGAGAAGCAAATGGAGAAGATTAAGATTCAAGGTAAGGACTATATTCAAGTAAACCAACGTATTATAGAGTTCAGAAAGTTATATCCAGCAGGTAGCATATTGACTGAGATTGTATCTCATGAGAATGACATGATTTTGATAAAAGCATCATGTATTAATGATGGTCAAATATTATCTAATGGACATGCTTATGAAAAGAATGGGAGCTCATTCATTAACAAAACTAGCTATATAGAAAACTGTGAAACTTCTGCAGTAGGTAGAGCATTAGGAATGCTAGGAATTGGTATTGATACCTCAATGGCTTCTTATGAAGAAGTAGCTAATGCTAAGCTTCAACAGAAGGAGGTAGAATTATAATGGAACAAAGAACTGATGAATGGTTAAATGCTAGACGCGGTAAAATTACCGCTTCTGGTTTTGCTAACATGATGAAAACTACTCGTAGTGGAGAAAGCACTTACAAAACTAGGTATAGAACAGAGTTAGCAATTGAAAGACTTACTGGTAAAGCAGCAAACGAAACTCCAATGAATCAATTTATGAGAGATGGAGTAGAACGTGAGCCAATAGCTAGAGAATTATTTATTAAACAAACAGGTATAGAAGTAGAAGAATGCGGTTTTTATAATCACCCAACTATTGATATGTCAGGAGCTTCTCCTGATGGTATCATTAAAGCTGAGAATGCGGTATTAGAAATTAAATGCCCTACTCCTGTGACTCACGCAAATAATTTGCTTTCTGATAAAATGCCTAATAATTACAAATA